AAGAAGGGTGTGGTGGTTGGCTTGTATGCCAAGGGTCGTGCTAAGAAGTCTGAATCAGGCTTTGCGGTGGCTGCGTGATGAACAAACGAATTAGAGAAATTGCTGAACAGGCAGTTAAAGATGTTGATGTTGTTAAAACACCAGAAACACCAACAACTGTTATTGAACCTGGCTTACAATCCTGGCTAGATAAGAACACCTGGTTTGGTGAAGATAAACGAATGACAAGTATTGTAAATGGAATAGGTGAAAGCCTTAGATTGGAATTTCCAAGCTTAAAAGGACAGCCGTTTCTTGATAAGCTAGACGAAGTGTTGGCAGAAGAGTTTCCTAATAAATTTGGTGGGAAGAAACAATCTCCTACTAGTCGGGTCGAATCTGGGTCTGGTCGTCAGAGTAGAAGTGGTGGTAACGCCCAATCTTATGACAACTTACCTGCGGAAGCAAAAGCAGCCTGTGATCGTTTTGTTAAGCAAAAGCTTATGACTCGTGAACAGTATATCGCAGATTTCGATTGGTCTAATTAATTTAAAAGGAATATTATCATGCCTCGTGCTTTAACTTATGAAGAAAAAGTTGCTCGTCAAGATGCAATTAGAGAGAGAAGAGAAGCCCCACCTGCTGCTGCTGATGGAACTACTCGTAAACGCAGAAACGTTTTTAATGGCACAGAAGCCAAATTAAGCGTTAGAAACCAAATTCCAGGTTACCATCTCCATGTTTTTACAGACACTGGTGGTCGTATCCAAGAAGCTTTGGACAGCGGATATGAATTTGTTGCCCCACAAGAAGTTGGTGGTGTAAGTGAAAACGTGGTTAGCCGTAATGGTGACCTCGGAGAAAGAATTAGATATCTTGTAAATCCTCGTGCTGAAGGTACGGAACAATACGGATATCTTATGAAGATACGGCAAGAATGGTATGAGGAAGATCAAGCCGCACTTCAAGCTAAAAACAACACGATTGACGCTTCAATTAGGAAGGGTAAGATTACGGGGGATAACCCTGGATTTTATGTTCCTAGAGATGGTATTAAACTTAATTAATTTACAAGGAGTCTTAAATGGCTAATGTATCCCGCCCTCGTGGTCTGTCTCCAGTTGGAACTGTAACTGGTGCAGCCTATAACGAGCAAGGTCAATTGTTTGCTGTGGCTAACGATGCTACTAACACTTACGCCATTGGCGATATTGTTACGTATGCTGGTGGCTCAGACACAAATGGTATTGCTTATGTAACTAAAATGACTGCTGACACTAGCTTGCCTTTGGGCGTTATTGTTGGTATTCGTCCTGCTGATCCTGGTGTTAGCTTGCAAGGTACAAACATTGATTTGAGTAAAATTTACTTGTCTCAAAGTTCTGGCTTGCGCTATATCTATGTGATCACTGATCCTAACGTTGTATATGAAGCACAAGCTGATACTTATGCTTTAGCTGACGTTATGAAAGCTGCTGGTGGTAACTACACCGCTGCTGACTCATTGTCACAATCTTCACCACAATCTAGTTTGACTCTAAAAGCTTCTACTGTTACCGCATTGGGTACAAGTGGTTCGCTTGGATTGCCATTCTTGGTTATTGGTTTTGCTCAACGTTCAGATAACGCTGCTGGTTCTTATGCCAAAGTAAACGTTGTTTTGAACAAACAGTTGTACAAGCAAGCTGCTGGTACTGCTTAATCTGTTAAATAAAGGAGAATTAACATGGCTGGTGTAATTACAACAGGCTCCCATCCGAAGGCGTTGTGGCCTGGTATTAAAGCATGGTGGGGACAAACCTACAACGAGCATCCTGAAGAGTACGTTGATTTGTTTGACAAAGACACATCAATGCAAAACTACGAAGAAGATGTTCAATTGACTGGGTTTGGTTTAGTACCCGTTAAAGAGCAAGGTGCTGGAGTTCAGTACGATTCAGAAATCCAAGGTTTTGTAACTCGCTATACGCACGTTGCGTATGCAATGGGTTACATTGTGACTAAGGAAGAAATGGACGACAACTTGTATGAGCAAGTGTCCAAAAAACGTTCTGCTGCCCTAGCAATGTCTTTCCGTCAAACCAAAGAAAATGTTGCTGCCAATGTGTACAATCGTGCATTTAACAACACATACGCTGGTGGTGATGGTGTGGCTATGTGTTCAACTGCTCACCCCAATACTACGGGTGGTACATTTGCTAACAAGCCTACAGTTGACGTTGACTTGTCAGAAGCCGCTTTGGAAGATGCAGTAATCGCAATCATGGGTCTACAAAACGACCGAGGATTGTTGGTTGCTATTCAACCAAAAGACTTGCACATTGCTCGCCAAGAAGTGTTTAATGCTCAACGCATTCTTCACTCTAGCTACCAAACAGGTAATGCCAACAATGACATTAACGTCATTAAGTCTGGTAACTACCTACCAGGTGGTTTCAAAGTAAATCACTACTTCACAAGCCCACACGCTTGGTTTATCCGTAACACCATTCCTGGTGGTACTGGTATGAAGTATTATGAGCGTCACTCAATCACGTTTGATCAAGACAATGACTACGACACAATGAATGCTAAAGCCAAAGGCTACGAGCGTTATTCATTTGGTTGGTCTGATCCTCGTGCTGTGTGGGGCGTTAATGGTCCCTAATTGTTACTAGTAACAGCCCCCATCCTAAAAGGTGGGGGTTTCTTTTAATCCAAAGGAGTATTTAAATGGCTTACGAAATGTCTAAAATGAAGGGCAAACGCCCAGAACCCAGTATGAAAAAAGGTACTGGTGAGGAAAAGAAAAAGATGGCTGCTAAAAAAGCACCACCTGCTAAAAAAATGATGAGTAAAAAAGTTTAATATTGGTATACAATCCAAATATCCAATGACGCTCTGTTAACTCAGAGCGTTGTTTTTAACAACGTCAAAGGAGTTTTAAATGGTAGCACCTACCCGTTTCCCTGCTGGCATTAGTACTTATGTAACCAAGACTAATAGCGTTCTTAGCACATTCCCCACTGTTCCTAATTCCACTCAATCAAGTGTTACTACATTTGAAATGAATCCTTATGTAGCTTCTAGCTACACTGTGACTAATACTACCGCATCTATTGGTGCTGGTACTGGTCTTACAGGATTTAATGGTGGTATTACATCTCTTGCTGTTACTACTGCTTCTGGTGGTAAAGCTGCTATTGCTCTTAATGGGAATAGTTCTACTGGACAAGCTGTTCAATTTATTCCTGGTAACCAATTGTGGTTTAATATTCAAGTAGCACACAACTCTACATTCTTATCTGACTCTACTACTGTAGCTCGTTATGGTTTGTTTGATGTGTCTGATACAACAGGTACTATTACCAATGGTGTGTATCTAGAAAAAGCTGCTGGTGGAACTGCTCTTAATCTTGTTATTAAGAACACTGGTTTAACTGGTTCTACAGTTACAACCATTATTAACAACGTAGCTGATTTAGCTAAACCAAGTGGTATCTATGGAGACACCAGCTCTACTGTAGGTACATTGACTACTGCTGGTAGCTCTAACAAATACACTAGTGTTGCTGTAAATGCAGCGGGTTCTGGCTACGCTCAAGCTCCTTTGGTTCGTGCTACTGGTGCTAATGGAAGCAGTCCTTACTCACAACTGTATTGCCAAACACAAAGTGGTTCTTTGTATGCTCCTTACATTGTTCACGTTGGTGGTACAGGGTACACAACTTTTACCAATGAAGTTAACCATTGGTTAGACCTCTCTTTCTACTATGATGGTAAAGGTCGTTTTTACTTTGGTGTTAATGGCAAGCAAGTGTTGTCTATTGGACAAGATGGAACAACATCTTTAGCTGCTGGAGGTACTGCTACTAGTGGTAATGCTTTCTTTGCTACCAATGCTTCTATGACATCTTCTATTGCTCCAGTAACTCCTGCAAGTGGAGCTTTTGACAACATCATGCCTATGGTTGCTATTAATGCTGCTGCTGGTTACGCATTGAATACCAATGCTACCAACATTATGTTTATTGATAGTTTCCAAGTTGGTTCTGAGTACAACTAAGGAAAATAAATTGCACAGTAAACTAGTACACGAAGCTACACAAGACAGTATTAATGTTTCCATTGTTAGTGATGGTGGCAAAAACACTGTGTTCCTAGTAACAGGTACTATTAAACACGAAGATGATTCTGTATTTGATATTGTTGACATTAAAAGATTAGCTGGAAACCCAAGTAATATTCGTTTAGATGCAACTGTGTTTATGGTTGAAACTGGTCTAAGAGTATTACTTACCTATCGTAATCAACCTTTTGTTTTACCTCTGGAAGGTAGAAGTAAAATTGATCTAGGATGGGTTAGTGGGTTAATTGGTCACGAGATTGATATGATATTTAAAGGTACAGGATCATTCTTCATTGTGCTAGATGTAAGCAAAATGGGAGTATAAAATGAGTGATGTATTTATTAAGAGTGGCGAACAACCTCGTTACTTTGCTTTTAGTGGTGTGAACTCAGCAACAGTAACTGGTGCGTCTTCTCCCATTTATAAAGAAAGTCCTTACAGTAGTTTTCAAGCTATCATCAATGGTACAGGTACTGTGGGAGCTACCATAGCTATCCAAGTAACCAATGAAGATGCTACTGCTAATGGTACTAGTTCAAATTGGATTACCATGAGCACAATTACTTTGTCTGGTACTACTACTGCCACAGATGGCTTTACAACAATTGCTCCTTGGAGATGGGTACGTGTTAACGTATCTGCTATCTCTGGTACTGGTGCAACTGTTCAAGTTATCATGGGTGTGTGATGACTATTGTTGTTAATAACATCTATGGGTCTTATGTTCCAGCTATACCTGATTATGTAAATCAGTATGGAATGACTGACAATAAATATGGTGTTATTATGGAGCCAGAAATATATTCATTCTTACTTCAAGAAACTGGAAGTTTTATACTTCAAGAAGATGCTGTAAGTAAATTAGCTTTATAGGATAACACATGAGTTCAACTAATTTTACTAGTGGGACACTCCTAACATCGTCTTGGCTTAATGCTGTAAACAGTACTGTCTACAACAATGTCTTTCCCAATTCTGGTGGTGGTACAACTAACTTTTTAAGAGCTGATGGAACATGGGCTGCACCATCAGGAGGTGGGTCTTCTCTTACTCTTCAACAAGTTATTGCTAATGGAAACACATCTACCAACAACGCTAGTATTGGTGGAGTTGGTATAGGATACCAAATTAATGCTCCTACAGGTATAACTGTATATGGCATCACTTCAACTGCTAACTATGTTGGTTTACAAAGTAACTTTTTAGGTTCTAGTCCTTACACAGTTCTTTTAAGTTCTTCTGCATTTATACCTTACTCTAATGCTATTACAGGTAGTGTTACTAATAGCGGTATTGCTCTAGGAGCTTCTGGATATCAATGGTCATCTATAGGAGTTGCAGGTTCTTTGTATTGGAACAATACAGTTGTTACTGCTCCTGATACTGGATCAGGTGGAGATGCAACTAAGTTCTTAAATCAAAAGGGTTCTTGGGTTGTACCATCGGGTACTGGTACAGGTCTTACTTCTGTTGGTATTTCTGTACCTACAGGATTAACTACTTCTAATAATCCTCTTACTTCTAATGGAACTATAGCTATTAGTTGGTCTGGTCAAATACCTCCTGCCAATTTAGGAACTGGTAGTGCTAGTTCTACTACCTATCTAAGAGGTGATGGTACTTGGAATAGTCCCACATTGAATAGTGTAGTTATAGCAAACAACTATACAATTGCTAACATTGGTGTTGCTTGTAATAGCACAACATCTCCAACAACATCTTTGGGTTTGGGTAATCAAGTTAACTATGCTACTGGACTAACAGTCTATGGCATGACAACCCAAACATCTTATATTGGTATACAGAATGGGTATGGTACTGGTACTCCTTACACAGTAGCTTTGGCTAGTAATGCTCTAGTACCATTTACAACTACAGGTGCAACAAACCAAAACATCTCTTTGGGTAACTCAAGTTACTTTTGGTCTAACTTGTATTTGGCAAGTAACTTCTACTGGGGTAATGTTTCTGGTGGTATTACTGCTCCTTCTACTGGTGGCACATCTACTTTGTTTTTAAATCAACAAGGTCAATGGGTTACACCTAGTGGTACTGGATCAGGTTTAACATCTGTTGGTCTATCAATGCCAACTGGATTCTCTGTATCTAGTAGCCCATTAACATCTAATGGAACAATCTCTGTAAGCTGGTCTGGATATGTGCCTACAGCTAATTTAGGTTCTGGTTCTGCTTCATCTGGTACTTATTTGAGAGGTGATGGTACTTGGTCTGCACCTACTTTGCAAGCTGTCTGTGCTGCTGGTTCTACTTACTCAGGTGGTATTACTATTGGTGGTACGTCTACATTTAATAGTTATTTGGGTATTGGTTCTACCTCTAGTGGTC